GTTGAAGTAGATGAAAATGCTTTTGAGTTGAATCAAAAAGAAAAGAAACAAGTTGAAAAGCAAGAGGAAAACAAGAAAAAGTCTGAAAAGAAAGACGATAAAAACCAAAATTGGTGGGATAAGTTTTTGTCTTGGCTTATTTATGATGAGGAGTTTGTAAAAGAACAATTTAACTCTGTGATTGCTGGTGTTGGTGCTCCAGAGGGAACGAGGGCTTTTGAAGTAAACGCTAATGGTGGATCAGGTACGCTTTACGAATGGGCTTTAAATCAAGGCCAATGGTCTTCCGGATATGGCGGCGTGGTCATTTATGGAGGCCATGATGTCTTGGATAGTCTTGGCACCGGCTATCATCAAGGATATTGGCAAACGATTACTAAAAACTTCACAAAATTTATTTTTACTTTGACTGCTAATTATTTTGTGTTGAAAAAATTTTTTAAGAGGTTAAAATAGTATGATTAATGTTTTGGTGCTGTTGGGTTGTACGTTGTTTAAATTACTTTTTGCAATTTTGCCGCCGCTAAATATTGCAGTAGCAAGTTTGACTTTGCCTGGGTGGTTTGGTACATGGATTGATATGCCCGCTTTCTTGGCTCTTGTTACGACTTTTATAGTCGTTTGGCTGGCAGAGTATTCTGTTAAAATCGCGGTATTTTTGGTTAAAATAATTAGAGGGTGATTTACACGTGGTGAAACGTTCGGAAAAAACTTAAAATACCTGGAAACCTGGAGACAAGAACGTTCGGAAAAAACTTAAAATATCTGGAAACCTGGAGACAAGAACGTTCGGAAAAAAAGAAAGGATTTAATGTGATTCCCTTACATTTATTTGTTTATGCTTTTATTTTATCGATTTATGATAGTTTTACAGTAAAATCTGTTGTTGATAAATTTAATAAATATGCTCGCTGTGATATCTTCGTTGGTAAGACTGGTTCTGGTAAGACCATGTGTGGGATCCATTTAGTGCGCAAGATTAAGCGAGCTTTTAAAGATATTATTGTGATTTCGAACATTGAGAGTCCGTTGGTAGATTTGCCTTTGACAATGGGTAATGTATTACATATTTATGATAGGCCTGTGGTAGTTTTGGTTGATGAAGCAAACTCTACATTTGCTAGCAAGTTGCGCTCTGATGTGCCCGAGGATTTAGTAAAATTCCTGATGCAGACAAGAAAAGGCGCTGGTAAATGGGTGATACTTCTTACGCAAGATTATAGTTTGCTGGATACGAAATTTCGCAAGTTGGCGCATTATGTCTATGATTGCCATACTTTTTTTGGTCGTTTGACAAGGTTTCGTAGATTTTCGCAACAGGACTACGAATACTATTACGCTGCAGGAGGTGTTAATACTATGGTCAGGACGGGTAAAACTGCGCCTAAAATTAAGCGGGTGTCGGATTGGTTTGTTCAAGATGCCAAAATCAGATCTTTGTATGATTACAAGGCTGTAGTTAAGACCGACTGGCACACTAATTATGATGTTTCAGCGCTCAGCTGAGGGCTCAGGCCGGCTTTAGCCGGCGAGTGCCAGCGAGCGAAAAAACCCCGTTTCTGTAACACGGGGTTCAAAATGAAAAATACGCTTTAAATCGAATTTTTTTTTGGAGAGAAAAGATGGAAATTTTACGAGTGCCAGCGTTTGACTGGTTGACTTTTAGTACAGATGATTTGAGTTACTCTTTGCGAGAAGAGGAGCTAGAAATCAGGTCTAGGGTGATGGATAAGGGAAATGGCCCGATGAATTGGATTGACAAGTCAGGCTTTGATGAAAACGGGATTTATGAGTATTTGCTTTCAAATTGTGATTTGGAGAGAGTATCACGTTTTGATGTCTGCATCGATGTTAGGTTAAATTCTTTTGAGGACATTAGCAATTACAAACCACTTGTCAAGCGACTGAAATTTAAAAAGTATCTTGAAAGTTTTGGCTCTGGTGGCGGACGTACTTATTATTTCGGCTCTAATGATTTGATACTTCGGATCTACGAAAAAGGTGGACAGTTAAAAAAAGAAGATACGGACTATCTTCGTTCGTGGGTGAGATTTGAGTTTCAGCTTAAAGGTCGACTCGCTCGTGATTATGTTCGCACTTCAATTGATGCGGTTGAGTTGTTTGGTATTTTAGCAAGCAAGTATCTTGATATTGAGTTCGAGGGTTTTAGTTTTGCAAAAAAAAGCTAGTTAAGAGTGATTTTGAGACGGTGTCCTCTTATTATGAGCATCAAGTCAAGCCGTGGCTAAAAAAAGAAATCAAGAAAAATCCTGACTTCTTAGAAAAAATTTTATCTGATATAGACAGATATAGCAAAGATGTCTTAAAATAACCTTAAAATTACTTTACAAATCTGATACTTTAATATATAATGGATATATCAAGTTAAGGATAGCTTGATAAAAAATAAAGAAAGGCCTCTTATAAGACTAAGAAAACGAGGTAAAAAAATGAGTTATAAATTGCTATCCGTATCTACATACGATTTTAAAAATGACGAGGGCGAGCAAGTCCAAGGCGGAAAAGTCATTGTTTACGATGACAACTCACCTAAAAATGAGCCGTTACAAATTATCAATCTAAATGTTGATATTTCTGTTGCTCAAAATGTATTAAATCAAGTGATTAAGTATCCTGCTAATGTTGAATTAAATGGTACGCTTAATTCAAAAGGTAAATTTGTAGTTAATTCTATCACAATTCTATAAAATAAGGGTGGGTGGTAGGCATAAAGAAAAAAGAAGAAAGGGGTACATGCTGATGGCTGAGGGAGCTGCTGAAGCAATTAAAGGGATTTTAACCACACTTACTGCGTACTTTCCAACTGTACTTGTAGTCCGTGCTGGTGTCTCTGGAATGAAAGCTGTCTTGAACTTTGTTCGAGGTGCTGCTTAATATAAAGGACATTGTCCTTTATATTTTAGCCTAGTATGTACAATAAAATAAAGAGGTAAACAAATATGTATAGATTAGAAGATTGTTTAAGTTTTAAAGCGAGCGTTGAAGAAGAAAATGGCAAATTTTATGTTATTGTTTTAGGTAAAGGTCGAAGTTGCGATAGGTTTTGTGAGTTTGAGGTAGAAAAGAAAAAAGAGTTTGAAAGTAAACAAGCTTGTATGGATTTTTTTACTAATTTTTCGGATACTGATTATAAATTTGATGAGGATGATTTTTTGTTTGTGAGTGATAGATTTATTTCGATTGATTATTTCGGGTGTGGGGTTGATTTTGATGAAGATTAGACATATCCATATCTGCATAGACGATGAGAGCTATTTTGCTCTTTTGTCTTTGCAATCTAAAACAGGTTTAAGCAAAACTCAGGTAATTGAAAATTTAATAAAACAGGGAGATAGGAAAAGTGAAAAAAGATGAATACATGAAAATATATGCTAAAATTATGAAATTTGATAAAGAGCCATTGACAGCTGAAGAACAGACTGCATGGATTGAGTACCACTATGAGCTAGAGGAAAAGCAGAGGGAAAGTTTAGAAAACATTGCAAAATACTCTGAGGCTAATTCTAAGGATACTAGTGAGGTTTTAAGTGGTTTGAAAGACAAAGAGGTGTCAAAGGACTGGTCGGGATATAACGAGCTTAAAACAGCCGTATATGATGATACCAAGCTGATATCTACGATTGAGCAAAACAAGCCACAAGCGACGGTAAAGCTTGATAATAAGCAATTAACGGACTTTGTGGTGCTTTTGACAGTTTGTATTTGTATTGGCATGTTTGCGATGAAATTAGTTAATACGCTATTTTCAGCAGTAGAAAATTGAGGTAAAAGATATGAAAGATTGGTTTGTACCTAAGTATTTGGGTATTCCGTTTATTGATGATGTAATGCGTTGGCTTAATTCTGGAAAACCGGAAGCTGTCGCAGTATATGCGATACTGTTTGTAGTTGTGTTGTTGACCATCTTTTTGAAAAAAAGAGATGTAGACTAATGGGAGCGAAGAGCGCCTACCTGTACCAAAGTTTTTCCCGCTGTGGACAACCCCCCCTCCACCTGCCCCAAAACCAAAGAGGAGGCAGGAGTTTAGGTGGAGAGTGCTAGCCTAGAGGGTCACCAACCCAGCGAAACCCTCTCCCTCGTCTTCTTCACCTACCCCCTTAACTGTCTTGATTTTTAGCATATCTTGAGGCTGTCGTACCCCTCCCAGATGTCCTAAAAATATAGACCGGCAAGCGGAGCGCGCAGTTTGGCGCGGGTGGGGGGCTCGGGGGGAGGCACCCGCGCAGACTAGCCCCCCGCCAAACTTCTTCCTCTCTTTGTGCTCAACGAGCTGGGGCTGTGGGGGGGGTTGTCCACAGCGGATCAAGAAAAGCTTTGGGGAGGGTAGGCTCTGGCTCGTAGTGTGAATGTTTATGAGGTGATTTTTTTTGAAAAAAGATAATGATGATGAAATATTTGATAGTGGCTGTTTTTGGGCTATTTTGCTGTTGGTTTTAGTAGCTTATATAGCTATGGCTTGCTGGTGGATTTTCGGAAATCCGAGAGAAGTTTTTGCCGACCAGCAAATCGAAACTAGACGATTTCCAAGCGGAAAAGTAAAAGTAGATGGTGTTGAGATTGCCGGTACTGATAGAAATATTGAGCTTTCAAAAGGTTGGGAAGCTTCCGTCGTTAGCTATGATATTAGGTCATATCCATCTGATGTTGTTAAAGGCGCAAACAGAGAGGGTCTTGATGGTTGGTTACGGTTTTTTAAGCAAGCAAAAGATAAAGGCTATGTAACTAATACTATAACTTTTGTTGTGATTTCAAAAGATGGAATTGAGCACGAGATAGACTCTGGTACTAACGCCAGTTTTAAAGATAAAAAAGGTAAGCCGATTAGGTTTAACTTTAAAAAGACGTGGAGGGAATTTGATAGCGAGTCTGGTATTTATATTGTCGATGGTCAACATATGCGAGATTTGCCGCATACTGATGGAAGATACAAAAATAATGACGAAATAGGCTATTGGGCTATTGATAGCAATACACCAAAAGAAGTGGATGGGAAGCTTGTACCCAGCGGTCGCAGAGTGCAGCAATTTCAGTCAATTTCGGACATTTGGGGTGTTAATGGCTATGCCCCTCAATCTCCTACAAGGGACGTTTTGACGCAGTTTAACAAGGACAATCCGCCTGCTGATGGTTCTTATGGATCGCATAAGTATTTTAAGCGGTCTGGTGATGCGGTTATATCCGATAGTGTGGCCGTGAAAGAGAACGGTATCTATTTAACTGGCGAAAAATACCAGAAAATGAAAAATAAAGGTAAAATGTCTTTGAATTGGGTTGACGTTGAAGTAGATGAAAATGCTTTTGAGTTGAATCAAAAAGAAAAGAAACAAGTTGAAAAGCAAGAGGAAAACAAGAAAAAGTCTG